GCTATGCTAGGGTGTTTTTATGTCTGGAGGTGAGAATGTGGGAATGCCAATGGGAAAACCGCCCATGTATAAAACGGTGGATGAAATTGAAAAAAAAATCGAAAAATATTTTAAGGATTGTAAAGGATATCCTTTAACTGATAGCAAAGGCAAACAAATGTTTAATAAATTTGGATCTCCCGTTTTCGTAGACGTTCACCCTCCGACCGTTACAGGACTTGCTCTGGCCCTTGGATTTACAAGCAGACAGGCTCTTTTAAACTATCAAGCAAAACCAGAGTTTGTTGACACGATTACGCGCGCGAAAGCCAGAGTGGAACAGTACGCAGAGGAAAGGCTATTTGATCGTGATGGTTCAAATGGTGCTCAGTTCAGTTTGAGAAATAATTTTAAGGGATGGGATGCTGACAAGAAAAATGATGATTCTGGAGATGGAAAGATTACGATTGTAAATAATATTCCAAGGCCGGAGAAACAGAATGAATGAGAATCCGATTAATCTGAATGAAATTATAGCTCCTGCCTTTTACAATGTGTTCTGGGACATTTTGGACGGAAAACACACTTATTATGATTTGTATGGTGGACGTGGATCTACTAAATCATCTTTTGTGGGTGTCATGATTCCTTTCCTGATGATGCAGGACGCAGAGAACGGCATAATGTCAAATACCGTTATTTTCCGTAAAGTTGGAAACACGCTTCGAGAATCCGTTTATGAACAGATAGCATGGGGAATTGATGCACTGGGAGTAAACGATCTGTGGGATAGCAGTTTAAGCCCTATGCAGTATACCTACAAGCCTACTGGACAGAAAATCATATTCAGAGGACTGGACAAGGCGAAAAAGACTAAATCTATTAAAGCAAGCAAGGGATATTTCAAGTATCTCTGGTTCGAAGAACTTGACGAATTTTCGGGCATTGAAGAAATTCGTACAGTGCAGCAGTCAGTCCTTCGAGGTGGCAGTAAGTTTGTTGTATTTAAGACATTCAATCCACCAATCAGCCGAAGTAACTGGGCAAACGTGTATGTAGAAGAGCCACGAGACGACAGCTACAGGCATAAGAGTGATTACAGATCAGTTCCTGTTGAATGGCTTGGTCAACAATTCCTTGATGATGCGGAGCATCTTAAAAAGACAAATCCAAGAGCCTATCAGCATGAATACCTTGGATTACCTGTCGGACTCGGTACAAATATCTTTGAGCTGTTGGAAATCCGAACGATCTCAAACGAAGAAATTCAGAAGTATCAAAGCGTCTATCAGGGACAAGACTGGGGATGGTATCCGGATCCCAAAGCGTTTATTCGTGTGGCTTATGTACCTAATCAGGACAAAGTGATCCTACTGGATGAGCTTGGCGGATGTAAAATTCGAAATGCAGTAATGGCTGGCCAGATAAAACAAAAGGGATATGATGATTATTCAATATCTTGCGGAGTTGATGAAGAAGAAAGTATTATTGACTTCCGAGATGCAGGGCTTCCAGCACGTAAGGCCATTGTTACACCGGGAAGCCGCAAATATACGTTTGAGTGGTTACAGTGCCGAACATTAGTCATTGATCCGGCACGAACACCTAGGGCATACAAGGAAATTATCAATTATGAGCATGAAGTAGATAGCAATGGAGAAGTGATTGCAGATTATCCAGATGGCAACGATCACTGGATAGATTCTCTCAGATACGCAACCAGTCCATTGTCCATGAGAAGGGGGCACAGTGCATAATGGTGCTATCAGAATATTGTAGAAAAAAACTTGGTGATTTTTTAAAAGATAAAGTAGATGTAAAAGAAGGATATACTTACGAGGAGCAGGCAGTAATTGAAGATTCAATCAGAATTCTGATAAAAGCTGGAATATACCCACTTGATGAACTTCGAAAAGATATCTTAAGAGAGTGCTCGGTGCTTCTTCCTCGGGAATAGATGTTCAACGTAGCAAACAGTTAGCAGGTGACTAAATGGGACTTATATCAACACTAAAAAGGTGGTTTAACATGATATTCAAAAAACAAGCCGAAGAGGACTTTAATATCCAGGCGGCAGAATTTCCAGAGATGGAATCACTGATTAACCGGTGCGCGAACATTTACAGGGGAGTTCCGGAATGGTTAGATGATAAGAATAACATCAAGACGATTAATTTCGCGAAATCCGTCTGCTCAGAAACAGCACGGCTCGCAACACTGGCGATTGGCATTCAGATAAACGGTTCTGCAAGAGCTACGTGGTTACAAGAGCAGATTGACAAGGTGTATTTCCAGATTCGACACTGGGTAGAATATGGATGCGCTTACGGAACCGTGCTCATTAAGCCGAATGGCAAGAGCCTTGACGTATTTACTCCGGCAGATGTGATGATCGTGGATTATGATAATCAGGAGATTAAGGGAATCATATTTAAAGATTCTTATACTGTTGGTAGAAAATACTACACAAGGCTCGAATATCACAGGTTTGTTGAGACAACTGTGGACGGAGTGACGAGCTATCCGTATTATGTTTCTAACAGAGCCTATGTATCAAAATCCCCTCAGTCAATCGGAGACAAGATTGACCTTAAACAGACCAAATGGGCTGACCTAATGGCAGACACTCCGCCAATTCTTAAGGCGAACGGTGAGAAGCTGGACGGACCGTTGTACGGAGTTCTACGGACGCCACAGGCGAATAACGTGGATATTAGTACACCACTGGGCTTGCCGATATTTGCAGAAGCAATTGAAGAGTTAAAAGACCTGGACATTGCATATAGCAGGAACGCAAAAGAAATTCTTGATTCTAAGCGAACTGTTCTGGCAGATGACAGATTGCTGATGCCGAGTGGTTCACCTGTTTCCGCTATGACACCACAGGCAATGGAGCACAGATGCAAAGAAATGAGCTTGCCAGATTATGTGAAAAACGTATTCGGACAGGATGAAAAAGAGTTCTATCAGGAAATCAATCCAATTCTCAACACAGATACCCGTATAGCCGGCATAAACGCCATTTTAAGCCAGTTAGGGTACAAGATTGGATTCTCTAACGGGTACTTTGTTTTCAACGAATCTAGCGGCATTCAGACAGCCACAGGAGTAGAAGCGGAACAGCAGAGGACAGTGCAGTTCGTCAAGGATGTAAGGGATAAGTTAGAGTCTTGCTTGGATGAGGTTATTTACGCGCTGAACGTTTACGCTGACCTGTACGGGCTTGCACCTGTTGGAGTCTATGAAGTCAATTATGATTTCGGAGATATCCTATATGTGCGTGAAAACGACCGTGCAAGATGGTGGCAGTATGTGACCACTGGTAAGGTTCCGGCATGGATATATTTCGTGAAATTCGAGGGAATGACGAAAGACGAGGCGGTATCAATGACAAAAGAAGCAGAAAAAACACAAGCAAAAGGATTATTTGATGATGAATAAAAAAAGAGGGATTTATTTTCCCTCTGAATTAGATTTTAAATAATCAGATATTAATTTTTCAAGAATAGATGCTACGGAACACTTTTCTTTAATTGCAAGAATTTTAATTTGTTCCAATAAATTTTCATCTATGGTAGTCGTAAATTTAATTTTACTCATTATGGCACCTCCTTTAATATGAATATACCATAAATACGTATAGACGTAAAGAATAAAATATGCTACAATATACGTAAATAAGTATATACGTATAAAGGAGAACATGATATGAAAAATCAGATAAGATTGCATCTTGAGGGTGAAAGATATGGAAAGCTTGTAGTTATGGAAGAAGCCGAATCGATTTATAGTAAAACAGGTAAAATGATTCGGAGATGGAAGTGTAAATGTGATTGTGGAAATATCACAATCGTTAGACATGGAGATTTAAGAAATGGAAGTACTGTAAGCTGTGGCTGTTATAACTATGAAAAAGAATCGGCGGCGAAAACCCACGGATATTCTCGTACAAAACTTGGAAATGTTTTTGAGGGAATGAAGCAGAGATGTAATAATCCCAAAAATAAGAACTATGAAAAGTATGGAGGAAGAGGAATAAAAATCTGTACGGAATGGTTAAATGATCCGAAAAAGTTCTTTGACTGGGCTATAAAAAATGGATATAAAGAGGGCTTGTCTATCGACAGGATAGACGTGAATGGAAACTACGAACCAGATAACTGCCGCTGGGCTGACAACGAAGCCCAATGTCTAAACCAGAGGCTAAGAAAAGACAATAAGACAGGACATAAGGGCATTTATTATAGTGAGGGAGTGTATAGGGTGCAAATTAGAAGAAACAAGAAGAGGTATTACTTTGGATCATATAAAACATTACCTGAAGCAGTAAAAGTGTTAGAAGAAGCTAAGGCAATGGTTGAAGAAGCACAGCCAAAAGAACCGACTTTGTTTGGTGATGAGGAATAATATATGCTTAGTCCAGAGTATTTGCGGAGAATCACGGAAGGCAGTGAACAGATCGCCGAAGAGTTACACCAGTATATCATCTCTGAGATTGTGTCGAGAATGATGACAAGAATTGGCAGAGGTGAAGATTATATTCTAACCAATGCAGATGCGTGGAGAATCAGAACACTACAGGAATCTGGTGAGCTGCTAGAGGACATTCTGGCAGAATTATCCAGATACACCAAACGCGAACAGCAGGAACTCCTTGAAGCGTTTGAAGATGCCGGTATCACTGCGATGAACTACGATGACAAGATATACAAGGCGGCAGGATTAAGCCCTGTGCCGCTCGAACAGTCGCCAGCTATGATAAGACTCATGGAGCGAAATATGCTTGCGACTATGGGAGAGTGGAAGAACTTCACAAGAACGACTGCAAGTGCCGCTCAGAGACTCTATATCGAACAATGTGACCTTGCATATAACCATGTGATGACTGGAGCAGTTGGCTATACGCAAGCCATCAAAGAGGCGGTTAATAACGTTGTGAGTGATGGTGTTACGGTCACATATCCATCCGGCAGAAAAGACACGATTGAAACAGCAGTAGCGCGTTCTGTCAGAACTGGTGTGGCACAGGCCACCGGAGATATATCCCTAAAACGCATGGAAGAAATGGACTGGGATTTAATTCTGGTCAGCGCACACATAGGAGCCAGAACAGGTGATGGCGGTCAGAATCCCGGAAATCACTCATGGTGGCAAGGCAAGATATACTCTCGTTCTGGCAAGAGCAAGAAATTTCCGCCGTTCTCATTGACCGGATATGGAATGGCAAGCGGACTGTCAGGGGTCAACTGTCGGCATAGTTTTGGAGCCAGTGATGGAGAATTTAATCCCTATACAGAACTATCAGCGCAGGACAAAGCCAACAAAGGTAAACAGTACGAAAAAGAACAGCGACAGCGCACTTATGAGCGAAGAATCCGCAAAACAAAGCGTGAAGTCCTTGGAATGCAAGCGGCGGTTGATAACTGCAAGGACGAACAGGCGAAATTCGCATTACAGCAAGACCTTGACCGGAAGTCTTTTCTTCTCCAGAAACAAAATGCTGCATATAAGGACTACTGCAAGCAGAACGACCTGAGAGAGCTGCAAGACCGACTTATGATAGCGAAGTGGAACCGCCAGAATGCTGCAAAATCCAGAGGAGCGGCAAAGAGATATAAAACAGCAAAGGGGATTGACTGATGGATAGATGGGAATATTACAATCCGAATCCTGCCGGCAATCGAGTCGGAGATTGTGCTGTCCGGGCGATATGTAAAGCAACCGGCTTTGATTGGGAAACGGTATTCACCGGATTAATGATACAGGCGTGTGCTCTGTCAGATATGCCAAGTGCAAATTATGTCTGGGGAGCGTATCTCTACAAGCATGGATACAGACGCAAACTAATTGAGCAATCAGAACGGTATATCTATACAGTCAGCGACTTTTGCACAGACCATCCGACAGGTACGTATATTCTCTGCATAGATGGTCATGTAGTGACGGTACAAGAGGGCAAATATTTCGATACATGGGATAGTGGTAATGAAGTCCCGGTATATTACTGGGAAAAGGAGTAGTTAAATGAGCATATCAGAATTTGTACAGATTTTCCTCTCTATCTGTGGAGGGGTGTCTATTGTCGGAGGGGCGGCGGCTGTAATCTTTAAGTGGATTACTCCGGCATTTCGACTCAACAAGCGAGTTGAGACACTGGAAGAACATGATAAGCGAGATTACGAGAGTCTTCAGAGAATTGCGGAACGTGATTCATTGATTTTGGAAGTGCTATCAACCATGTTGGATAGTCAGATCAGTGGGAATAATGTTGAGGAATTAAAAAAAACAAAACAGAAGCTCACGGAGTATCTTGCGCAGAATCAGCGTTAGCATTAGTAAGGGGTATGCTCATGAAATTATATGTGTTCACGAAGAAAGATATAGACAGGTTCTTGATAGAGTGTAATTTCACACCGGACGAAGAAAGATTGTTCCGGTTGAGGTGCAAGGAATATACGCTCGAATACTGTGCTGAGCAGATGAACGTGAGCATATCAACCGTAAAGAGATTAAGCAGAAGAGTAAACAATAAAATTATGAAAGTATGCTAAAAGGAGAGGACAAAACATCCCCTCCTTCTTTTTATACAAAATCTTCTTTTACAACTCTTTCAAGCAATAAAATTACGTATTCTGGTGGATTTCTTTTACCGCCCTCCCAGTTTTCAATAGTTCTTTTGGGAATCTTATATTTTTCGGAAAAAGCCTGTTGGCTTAATCCGGAAAATGAACGAATTTCTTTAAACTTCATTCTTCCTCCTCTTCATTCATTTCAAGCCAGATTTTGCACTGCTCGCCGTCCTCCTCGTAGCTGACAACCTCGCCAGCTTCCAGGCGCTCCCGCCAGTCCTCCGGGTAATTCTCCGGGATGTAAATACAGTTCTCTGGAAAGAACTGGTTGCCGCGCATTTCATTAACCATATATTCCATTATTTTTCCTCCTTGATTTTTTTTCTTCCTTGTTTCTGATATTATAGTATCACTCAGTGGGTGATATGTCAATACTTTTTTGATACTTTTTTGAACTTCTTAGATTAATATTTCTGTGCAAAAATATAATCAGAAAGGCGGTGCATAAGATGGCATTATATAACAATCCTTATCAATATAGTTTTGGCGTTCCGGGGCAAATGAACCAGTTCCAGCAACAACCTGTCCAGATTCCAGCTCAGCCAGTACAGCAACCACAGCAGAATAACAATGGCATCCTGTGGGTATCTGGCGAAGTAGGTGCAAAATCTTATCTGGTAGCACCCGGAACAAGTGTTTTACTGATGGACAGCGAAAGTGAAAAGTTCTACATAAAATCCACAGACGTTTCCGGCATGCCGCAGCCACTGCGGACATTTGAATACCACGAGGTGGGTTCTCAGATGCCGCCTAAACAGCCCGTTCAGAACATGGACAGTAAATACGTCACTAGACATGAATATGACGATTTAAAGGGCAAATACGAAGCTATCATAAACCGATTAAATTCTTTTTCTGAACCTGTTAGGGCTAATACCGTGCAGGAATCAGCAGTCAAGGGAGGAAATGCAGATGAGTAATCCATTATTTAACGCACTTGGCGGTGGGATGCCACAGGGGAACGGACCAATGCAGATGATACAGCAGTTTATGCAGTTTAAACAGAATTTTAAAGGAGACCCGAAGGAAGAAGTTCAGAAGATGTTGCAGTCTGGGAAGATTTCTCAACAGCAACTTAATCAGGTTCAGCAGATGGCAGGGCAATTCCAGAGTCTGCTGAAGAATATGAAATAGTACATTACAATCTGGCCAGATTGATGTAAATACAAAAAAGGAGATTATATTATGGATGGAAATTATAGCTTAGCAGATATTGCCGCTGCTACTGGAAACGGTAGAAATAATGACGGCATGTTTGGCGGAGATGGTAGCTGGTGGATTATTGTTTTATTCATTTTTGCTTTCTTCGGATGGGGAAACAACGGCTGGGGCAATAATGGAAACGGCGGCGGATATGCAGCCACAGCAGCTACTCAGGCAGATATTCAGAGAGGATTTGATAATTCCGCAGTAATCAGCAAACTTGACGGAATCAATAGCGGCCTGTGCGATGGCTTCTACGCCATGAATAACGGTATGCTTACCGGATTTAACGGAATCAACACCAACATCATGCAGACTGGCTTCGGCATCCAGCAGGCTATTAACGCTGACACTGTAGCAAATATGCAGAATACCAATGCACTCCAGGCACAGCTTGCAAACTGCTGCTGCGAAACCAGAGAAGCAATCCAGGGCATAAACTATAATATGGCACAGAATACCTGTGCATTGCAGAACACCATGAACAGTAACACAAGAGACATTATCGACAGCCAGAACGCCGGAACAAGGGCAATCCTTGATTACCTGTGCAACGAGAAGATTTCTTCCTTACAGGCTGAAAACAATGATCTCAGACGTGCTGCTTCTCAGGACCGCCAGAGCGCACTTCTCACAACTGCAATGGCTTCACAGACACAGCAGCTCATTAATGCGATTAATCCAGCACCGATTCCAGCATATCAGGTTCCTAACCCGAACACATATTACGGATGTGGATGCAATGCTGGGTGCAATTGTTAACAACTTCATATCGAGAGTATCTTTCGATTGATTTCGGATGTCGGCTTATGCCGTATTACACAGAGGGGCAGGCTGAGACCTGTCCTTTTGTGATATGAAAGGAGTATTTTTATGGCAGAATTTACAAATGTAGCTGCTCAGACTGTAGCAGCAAATGGAAACGTAGTATTTTCAAACACAGCAGTCAAAGGTTCTAACTGTATTCAACACAGAGAGGGAAGCGGAATCATTACCCTGAGAGGGCTTACTAACCAGTGTAAAGCAAGATTTTTCGTGGATTTTTCTGGCAATATCGCAATTCCAACAGGCGGTACTGTCGGAGCTATTTCTCTGGCTATTGCAATCTCTGGCGAACCTGTATTATCTTCACAGATGATTTCCACACCGGCGGCAGTAGACCAGTACAACAATGTGTCCTCTGGTATCTATATTGATGTACCTCGCGGATGTTGCGTTAATATCGCAGTAGAGAATACAAGCGATCAGGCTGTTTCTGTTGCAAATGCAAACATTGTTGTGACCAGAGAAGCGTAGGAGGTGTGATTATGAGAGATATTAAAGACTTATGCGCAAGAATTGAAGATGAACTTTCCAAAATCGCTGACAATGGACTGACCACCGGAAATCTGGAAATGACATACAAACTGATTGATATGTACAAAGATATCAAGAATACGCAGTACTGGGACAAGAAAGTGGAATATTACAACACTGTTCTTGATGAGATGCGTGGCGGATACAATGACGATTACAGCGAGCGCGGAAGAAAGCGGGACAGCATGGGGAGATACAGCGCAAATGATGGCAGAATGATGCCGGATTACGACAGAGGCAATTCTTATGCCAGACGTGGTGAACATTATGTCAGAGGGCATTACAGTCGTTCTGATGGGCGAGATGCTTATGACGATTACATGACGCAGAAACAGAGCTATCGTTCCGGCAAGTCTGAAGACTGCAAGAGAAAGATGCTTGCCGCTCTGGAAGAACATCTGGACGAACTTACAACAGAAATGAGCGATATGTCCAAGGACGCAGAGTGCCGGGAAGAACGTGATCTTGTCAAGAGATATGTAGAAAAACTCCGGGATATGCTTTAAAAACACAAAAAAGTGGTAGAGAGGTAGTTAAAATAAATCTGTTATAATGTAATTGTGCAGTGGAAAGCACAGTGGTTGTTTTAACATTTTTGTTTTATCCTCCTTTCTTTAATTTAGTAGCTGGTGCGCACGCTTTAATGGAAAGTTAAACAGGTCCGAATCCTGTCGTGCGTATTTGCCGTCTGGCACGCAAGATGGCTCACCTCCTTGATTAAAGTTTTTGTTATTCATACTTTTCTTTAAAAAAGAAATAAATATCCGAAACAACTCGTGGCAGGCATAACACGTTAAATACCTTGCTAACCCGGGAATCCGGGTTATGTGGAATGTAGCTCAGTAGGAAGAGCGGAGATGCTGAATTCTTGACGTCAGAGGTTCAAGTCCTCTCATTCCATTATAGGTTTATCCTTATCCTGTGGACTGGAATTTAATTCAAATAGTCCCGAAAAGGTGTCTTCTGGGAAAGCAGTAACGATTGGCGGTGTTACGGCGGACTGTAAATCCGTCCCCTCGTGGTAAACATTGTAGGTTCAATTCCTATCTTTCCCATTACCCTGCCAGTGGTCTAACTGGCTTAATCCATTTACCTGCGGCGGCAGGTCAATAAACACGACCAGGAGGATGTATATGCAGAAACTTATTGACACACTTAAATCGTTTGGAATCGAGATCCCGGAGGACAAACAGGCAGATGTGAAGAAAGCACTCTCTGAGCATTATAAGAATGCTAAAGAAGTAGCAAAGACTCTGTCAAAAGTCGAGGGTGAACGTGATGACTGGAAAGAACGTGCTGAGGCAGCAGAAGAAACCTTAAAAGGCTTTGACGGTATCGACCCGGCGAATATTAAGACAGAGCTTGCTGGATGGAAGAAAAAAGCGGAGGACGCAGAGAAAGAATTCAATGCGAAGATCTATGACCGCGATTTCTCAGACGCACTCAAAGCAGCACTTGATGATGTTAAATTTTCCAGTGAGGCTGCAAAGAAGTCTGTTATGGCAGACATTAAAGAAGCCGGATTAAAACTGAAAGACGGTAAAATCCTTGGACTGAATGACCTGATCGAGCAGATGAAACAGTCTGACGCATCCGCTTTTGTAGATGAATCTCAGCAACAGGCTCAGCAGAACCAGGCAATGTTTACTAAGCCTGTTGGACAGCAGCGGACACCGGGAAGCATGACAAAGAAAGATATCGAAGCGATCAAAGACCCGTCTGAAAGACAGGCTGCAATTGCTCAGAATATCCAGTTATTCCAGTGATTTTTTTACACCGACTATACGTCAGAGTATAGCCGCTAACCCAATACCTTAATAATTATGGGTAGAAAGGATTTTTTATATGGCAGCAAAAGCTAATCTTATTATGACAAATGATATCCAGGTCACAGCACGTGAGATTGATTTTGTTACCCGTTTCGAACGGAACTGGGAACACTTACGTGAAATCCTTGGCATCATGCGTCCAATCAAAAAGACACCCGGAGCGGTTCTTAAATCAAAATATGCAGAAGGTACATTACAGAATGGAAATGTTGGTGAGGGCGAGGAAATCCCTTACAGCAAATTCGTTGTAAAAGAAAAGCCCTATGCAGAAATGAGTATTGAGAAGTACGCAAAGGCTGTATCTATCGAAGCAATCAAAGATCACGGTTACGAGAACGCTGTTCAAATGACTGATGATGAATTTCTCTTCCAGCTTCAGACCAATGTTACTGAAAGATTTTACAACTATCTGAAAACAGGTACTCTCTCATTCACGGAAACCACTTTCCAGATGGCTCTGGCAATGGCTAAGGGCCGTGTAGAAAACAAATTCAAGCAGATGCACAGAAATGTGACTGGTGTTGTTGGATTTGTAAATATTCTGGACGTGTACGAGTATATCGGAGCAGCTGAGATTTCTATTCAGAACCAGTTCGGCTTCCAGTATGTGAAAGACTTCCTGGGATTCAAGACAATCTTCCTGTTATCTGACAGTGAAATTCCGAGAGGAACAGTAATCGCTACACCTGTAGAAAACATCGTTCTCTACTACGTGGATCCGAATGAATCTGATTTTGCAAGAGCGGGTCTTGTATATACTGTATCCGGTGAAACAAATCTGATCGGATTCCATACACAGGGCAATTACCACACAGCAGTGTCTGAATCATTCGCAATCATGGGACTTACCCTCTTTGCAGAATATATTGACGCTGTTGCTGTCGGAACTATCAACACAACTCAGACACTTGGAACTCTCACTGTAAATTCCACAGCAGGAAGTAAGAGCGGAGATACAAAAGTGACTGTCACTCCGGCAAAAGCAAGCGCAGGAAATGTGTACAAGTACAAAGTCGCATCTTCTGAGACTACCGTAGACTATGGACAGAACGTGAAGAACTGGAGCGCGTGGGATGGAGAATCTGACATTACCGCAACAACAGGGCAGGTAATCACAGTGGTTGAGTGTGACAGTACCTATAAGGCATTGAGTGCCGGACATGCGACTGTAACAGCAAAATGATGATTGTGGGAGGTAACTGGCATGGCTTATGCAGATTATAAATTCTATACAGAATCATTCGGCAATGTCGTGCCAGAAGCCGACTTTCCACGACTGGCAGAAAGAGCCAGTGATTTTGTGGACACAATGACGTTTGATAGGCTGGTGGACGGACTGCCAACAAACGAACGCGCACAGAATCGCATCAAAAAAGCAGTCTGTTCATTGGCTGAATTAATGTATCAGATTGAGCTTGCTGAAAAAAATGCTACCAATGCCGCCGTTAGTGGAACATCAACCACAATCGGGTCCGGTGGTAGCACAACAGGCATTGTAACATCTGTAAGTTCTGGCAGTGAATCAATTTCTTATGCAACGCCACAGCAGATTGGAGCAAGTGCAAAGGAATGGAGTGCAGTGTATGCCGCCGCCGGAGATGTACAGAAAACGAATGACTTACTTCTTAAGACAGCTTTACCATTGTTGATGGGGGTAAGGACGGATGATGGGATACCAATTTTATATGCAGGAGTGTGATAGATATGAGCTTTAGAGAAGCATGGTTTCAGCTTTTAAATGGCAAAAAAATTAAGCTCCCATCTTGGAGCGGATATTGGGCATGGGAAGACAATACGATCAAAATGCATTGTAAGGACGGTAAAGTGCTGGATATCAGAGAGACTGATAATGTGGCGTATACGTTTTCTAATGTTGCGTCGCATGATTGGGAGGTATCTGAATAATGGATATTTCAACATTAGGCTCATGCGTAGCAATCGTTATGATTTGCTACATCGTAGGAATGGGCTGTAAAGCATCAAAAAGAATCTCCGATGAATGGATTCCGGTAATCATGGCGGTTACTGGCGGGATTCTCGGAGCGGTCGGGATGGGAGTTATCCCAGATTTTCCGGCAACGGATTATATCACGGCAGTTGCAGTCGGTATGTTTAATGGATTGTCGGCCACCGGTGTGAATCAGATTATTAAGCAGACAGTGCAGAAAGAGTGACTTTATGGGTGGACGTGGTGGAAGTAGTGGATTAAACAACGAGAAGCCAGTTTCTAAGTTAATGTCAAAAGTATATTTCAGCTCTGCAAAGAAAAGTGACGCACTCAGAGGAAGCGGAACTGTTAAAAAAGACAGTAAACTTGAGAAGGTCATTAATTCGGAAAACACTAGCTACTTTAAGTCAATTAAGACAAAAAGTGAAGCAGTAAAGACAATGAATTATATAAATGACAGATTGAGTGAGAGTAAAAGGAAAATCGCAAAACTTGAAAGTGCAGAGGCGTTATTTAAAAATCAAAGGCTTGCTATAGAACATCGAAAATTAGTTAATGCCAGCGTGGCCATGAGAGATGAAATGCACAAATTTTCAAAGGCTTCTGAAAAAGGCGATACAAGTGCTTTGCACGATACAAGCCGTACTACCACCACTTATGACAGAGCCAGAAAGCGCAGAATGAAAAACTTTGATTCGTGGTTCTTTGGAAGTGGAAAGAAGTAATCTATGGCAAACCGAGAGACGAGTATAGCTTACGAAAATCTAAACCGCCGTATCTTTCCCGGCGTTGGAGAATACGGCACACCGCAGATATACCCGGAAGTATTCGAAGGGAGCTGCGAATTTATTGGTTTCAATTACGCAAGAGGTAAATGTAGTAATCCGGAAGAGAAAGCTGTTCATTTCTTCTTAGATGATTACCAATTTGATGCGCTGTGGAGAAATCCAGACAGATACGTGGACAAGTTGAGCAAATTCCTGTACGTTCTGACACCGGATTTCAGCACCTACACCGATTTCCCTAAAGCTATCCAGATATACAACCATTACCGCAAACACTGGATAGGTGCATATCTCCAAGAGTACGGTTGCCGTGTGATTCCGACAATCTCATGGAGTACACCGGATTCTTACGATTGGTGTTTCGATGGAGAACCAGAGGGCGGAACGGTGGCAGTATCTTCTGTTGGTTGCATGAATGGAAAGAAAAAGAAAGAACTGTTTCTTTCTGGTTACAATGCCATGATTGAGAAATTGCACCCAGAAAGCATTATCTTTTACGGGAAAATGCCGGAAGAGTGTAAAGGCAATATTGTCCGAATAAAATCATTCTCTGATAGATTTTCAAAAGCAATATGTGAAGGATAGGAGGGTATCATGTACGAAAAAACAGTGACGATTTTTGACTATTACGAATCAGCCACGACAGGAGATGCGTACTGGTATCCTCATGTTTTATCCGGTGTCGACCTTATTACGGACAAGGGGGCAATTCTTAAGAAGTACGGACCAGACGCAACAGACAACGCACAGTTACACGTACGCTATACTGTCCAGAACGGCGATATAACCATTGCTGACAAGAATGGTAAGATTCTCCCATATGTACCGCCTAAAGAGTGGAAACAGCAGATTAACAACGCTCTGGAAGACACTATCACATTCTCAGATGAATCGTTCTTCTGGGAGGGTGAGTGGACTGGTGGAATAGTAACTGATGGCGATTACCGAAATGGATTCTATCAGTACATGAATGAGAATAAGGATAACGTGTTCAAGATTACCAGTGTAGGCGGTCCATATACACTGATTCCGCATTTTGAGATTCTGGGTAAGTAATATGAGTAAAATTCATCATTTCAAAGGATTCTCTGTAGTTGATGGAGATATGAAAATTAAACTGAATATGGATAGATTCTCCAGACAGTATCAAGAAGCTCAGTATCTCCTTGATGGAATGGTCATGGACAGCATGGTTCCGTTTATGCCGATGATTACAGGGGACTTTATCAACAGAACAAGAGTTGAGAGTGCATCCTTGCAAGGAACTGGGAAAGTATGCGCTGCGGCAGCTCCTTATGGGCGTTTTCTGTATGAGGGAAAAGGAATGGTTGACGAGGCAACCGGAAGTCCCTACGCAAGACGTGGAGCAAAGAAAGTCCTCGTTAGTCAGTTTTCTGGTCAGACAGCCGCAAAGGAAAATCTTGAATACACCAAACAGGCACACCCACAGGCACAGGCTAAATGGTTCGATGCCGCTAAACGGCAATACGGTGACACATGGATTCGCAAAGTAAAAGCACAGGCAGGAGGTGGCAGACATGGCAGATAAACCAATTGGAAAAGATGCAACCGGATATGAGATTTTGACAGATGCTATGAAGGCACTTCTGAACCAGTATCCAGGGCTATACGAAAATGAAACAATCAAATTCGAGGAACTCGGTAAGGAATCGGGAATTGCGTTCTCAGCAGATAACGGGGCGTTGGTCTATTCAGAAAAAGAAGATGTCTGTGGAACAATGCATCAGGTATGCCAGTACCCATTTTATGTAGTATACCGCACAGCATCTGACAAAGAACGGCAGAAGCTATCTGTTCAGAAGTTCCTGGACAATCTCGGTAAATGGATATGCCGGGAACCAGTTACTATAAATGGCTCTGAAACACGTTTAAATGCTTTTCCAGAGCTTTCACAGGGGCGAGTGATAAAACGTATAACCCGTGATAATTCCTACGGTTTAGAACCGCAGGAGAGTGGCGTACAGGATTGGTTATTACCATTATCGGTACGCTACGAAAACACTTATGAAGTAATATAACGTAACAACCGGCTATCAATTAGAGATAGTCGCTAACCTACACAGCCTTTTAAAAATGATAGGCAGAAAGGACATTTCTATGCCAGTAACAGGAAAAATTGATCGTAAATATATGGCTCATTACATTGATTCTGGTTCTCTTTGTGGAGGACTGACACTAAAATATGAGCGTCTTGGGAAAGATCTGGAAGAGTACAATATTGACCTCAATCCGGATACTGAAACATCTAAGAATATTCTTGGAGAATCCACATTTAAACATAATGGCTACGAAGCTTCTTCTGACGCTGATCCGTTTTATGCGGATACCACATCGGACTTGTTCGAAAAGCTTCAGCAGATCGTTGATGAACGTCTTAAAGACGATAATTTGAAAACAAGTGCAGTTGAAGTACATCTCTGGAAAGAAGCAACAGCCGGTAAATACGAAGCATACAAGCAGGATTGTCATGTTGTGCCGACTTCCTACGGCGGCGATACATCCGGTTATCAGATTCCATTTACTGTGAACTATGTTGGAGAGCGCGTCAAAGGTAAATTTGACATTACTTCCGGCTCATTCACAGCTGACAGCGAATAATTTTTAGGAGGGCGTAGAAAATGGCAAAGACAATTGACACAAACATTGATGACGGATTTCTTCTTTTTACATTCACAAATAATCAGGGAGAAATCTTTTCTTCCTTTAAGCTGAACCCGACCGACATTAATGTTGCAGCAAGAGCAGAGGAAATCGAACCATTTTTTGAACAGATACAGGACAGCATTCAGAAGGTCACATCAAGTAAAGAAATGGCGGATCTGAACAATCAGATTGAAGATAAAATGAACTATCTGTTAGGGTATGAAGCTTCAATGGATTTATTCAAGGAACCAATTACTGCAACAACTGTATTCCCGAACGGTCAGGTTTTTGCATATATCGTGCTTGATAAAATTTCAGAAGCAATTGCACCGGAAATTGAAAAAAGAAAGAAGAAAATGCAGGCTACTGTTGATAAGTATACGGAGAAATACACAAAATGACCGCTTACGAGTTACCCACCTCACTAAATATCAGTGGGGTGGATTTTTCTATCAGAACGGATTTTCGAGCAATCATTGACATTCTCATTGCTATGAACGACCCGGAACTGGATGAGCAGGCGAAAGCTGTTGTTATGTTACAGATTCTGTTCGAGGATTGGCAGAATATACCGCCAGAGCACTTATCTGAAGCCTGTCAGAAAGCTTGTGAATTTATCGACTGCGGGCAAAAAGACGAGAACCCGAACAAGCCTAAGCCCCGTTTAATTGACTGGGAACAGGACGGGGGAATGATTATTCCGGCGGTAAACAAGGTAATTCATAGTGAAGTTAGAGCGGTACCTTATATGCATTGGTGGACGTTCTTCGGTTATTTCATGGAAGTGGGAGAGAGCCTATTCAGCACCGTCCTTGGAATCCGGTCGAAGAAAGCTCACGGAGAACGTCTGGATAAATGGGAAAAGAAATTCTACTGTGATAACAAAGATATTATTGACATAAAAACGCGTCTCAGTGACGAAGAGCAGGCGTATAAAGATGCGCTGAATGAGATGCTTAACCTCAAATAGTTAGGAGGTGGACACATGGCTGCTGATGGCTCAGTCATTATTGATACCAGAATGGACACGTCTGGCGTACAGAACGGCGTGTCTGCAATAAAAAAGTCATTTAACGGCCTTGGAAGTGCCGTAAAAAAAATCGGTCTGCTGATTGGTGGGGCTTTTGCGGTTGGCAAGTTGGTACAGTTCGGAAAAGAGTGTGTGGAACTTGGCTCTGACCTCGCAGAAGTTCAGAACGTGGTCGATGTTACATTTACTACCATGTCTGATAAGGTTAATGAATTTGCGAAGAACGCAATGACAACTGCCGGTTTGTCAGAAACTATGGCTAAACGGTATGTCGGTACGTTCGGAGCAATGTCTAAGTCGTTCGGTTTCTCTGAAGCACAGGCTTACGATATGTCAACGGCCTTGACGCAGCTAACTGGTGATGTAGCATCATTTTATAACATCAGTCAGGACTTGGCTTATATCAAGCTGAAATCAGTGTTTACTGGCGAAACGGAAACATTGAAAGATTTGGGTGTCGTTATGACGCAAAGTGCACTTGATCAGTATGCACTTGCAAATGGCTATGGAAAAACCACATCTGAAATGACCGAACAGGAGAAAGTTGCTCTCCGTCTGGCTTTTGTACAGAAACAGTTATCTGCCGCATCTGGTGATTTCATCCGAACATCTGACAGTTGGGCGAACCAGGTGCGAGTGATGCAGTTACAGCTGCAATCTCTCAAAGCAACAGTCGGACAGGGATTGATTAATATCTTCACGCCGGTTATCAAGGTGATTAACACATTGCTGGCAAAACTAGCAACAGTAGCAAATGCTTTTAAGTCCTTTACAGAACTGATAACCGGAAACAAATCATCCGGGCAGACGGGAGCCAGTGGAGCGGGACTTACCGGAACTGATCTGTCAGCCACAGAAGATGCTTATGGCAGTGCTGCAGATGGAGCTGATAGTCTGGCTGATGCCACACAGAATGTAACAGATTCCACGAAGGACAGCACAGGAGCGCTGAAAAAGCAGAATAAGGCACTGAAGAAGAACATTGCATCGTTTGATGAATTGAATGTCATAGGCAAGGATAACTCAGATACGTCCGATTCAACAAAGACTCCGGCTATAGCAGATATAGGAATCGGGGATATTGGCAATGTGGACTACGGAAAGCTTGCCGATGTGTCAGACGAAGCAGACAAGGTAACCAGCGCAGTAGGAAGACTGGCAAAAAAGTTAAAAGAACTTGGAGATATCTTCAAGGGCGGGTTCTTTGAGGGACTTGGAGACTATAAACCGATGCTGAATGAGCTAATCAGTGACCTTGGGAATATCAAGAAGTATCTGACAGATATTTTTACGGATCCTGACGTCCAAAAAGCTGCTTCAGAATTTGCGAAAAAAGTAGTTAAGAATCTCGGAAAGATAACCGGTGCAATAGCAAAGGTTGGACTTACCCTGGCAACTGCACTTGTTGGGGGAATAGAATCTTATCTGTCAAAGAATGTTGACCGAATTAAGAATTTTATCATCAAGATGTTTGATGTTGCTGGAGAAATCGCAGATGAAATAGGTGATTTATCGGCAGTTTTCGCAGATATATTCTCTGTGTTTGGCGGACAGACTACACAGGATATCATAGGAAGTGTGATACAGATCATATCAGATACCGTTATGACGGCATTGACGTTGTCCGGGCAGATGCTTAGAGATTCTATCAACCTGCTCCTAGTTCCATTACAGGAGAATGCCGAACTGATTAAACAGACTATTGAGAATACATTGCAGCCAATAGAGACAGTAATTACAGCTATCGCAGATGCGTGGCAGATTGCTATGGATGAGCTTATTGCCATGTATGATGCTCATATCAAGCCTTTCTTCGATTCTCTTGCTAATGGGCTATCTGAAATACTCACAGTATTTTTAAATGCCTACAACAGTTATATAGTGCCTGTATTAGACCAACTGGCAGCTAAGATTAGTGAGATCATGGCAGGACCGGTAGGTGATGTTATACATAATGCAATCGAATTGATTGGAAAGATTGTAGATGTACTGAAACTGTTATGGGAAAGCGTATTAGTGCCTCTTGTTAAGTTCATTATTGGCAATGTGGCTCCGCAGATAGCAAGTGCTCTTAGCATCGTTGGCAATGTATTTCTAGAATTGTTTGCTTCGGTAGCGGAAGTAGTTGCCGGAATCTTAAAAGCTCTTGGAGGAGTTATTGATTTTATTGTTGGCGTATTTACAGGGGACTGGGAACGTGCGTGGGAAGGTATAAAGAATATCTTCAAAGGCGTGTTCGAAGCACTGGTAGGAATTGCGAAAGTGCCTATCAATGGGGTTATTGCACTGATTAATGGAATGATTCGTGGAATTATCTCAGGTGTCAATACAGCTATTGGAGTTTTGAATCGTCTGAAGATAAAGGTTCCTAACTGGGTACCTAAGATCGGAGGAAGTACCTGGGGATTTACAATTCCGACCATGACAGCGCCGCAGATTCCATACTTGGCAAAAGGTACAGTTGTGCCACGAAATGCCGGAGAATTTGCAGCAGTTTTAGGTGATAACAAGCGTGAGACAGAGGTTGTATCTCCTCTTTCAACCATGAAGCAGGCAATGATGGACGCTCTGAGGGAATCCGGAAACAATGGTGGAAGTTCTCCCCAGTACATCACGCTTAACATTGATGGACATGAGTTTATCCGATGGCTTCGCGATCAGAACGGACAATACAGGAACCGGACAGGCTTCGGAATCTTTGAAGGGTAGGTGAGCACATGAGCGAATTTAGTTCAGGATCCGCTTCGAATTTCGAAGGCTGGCTGCTGAAGTTCGGCGGACAGGTATTCCCACATGAATATATCAAGAAAGGCGGATGGAAGAGCACACCAAACCAGAGGCTTGAAAACGACCCTTGGTCAGATACAAGAGGATATCTGCACAGGGATGTAATGGCTCACAACCGTACAAAGATTGAGTTTGAGACAGTAGATGATCTGACGCTTGAAGAAAAAATCCAGTGCCAGAATATTATGAACAACGCAATCACAAATAAAGCAGAGCGAAAAGGGAAGATTACTTACTGGAATGACGAGACAAATACTTACAAAGATGCAGAAGTATACATCCCGGATATAGAGTTCACAGTAAATGAGATTGATAAAAAAAGAAATATGATCTTTTATGCGAGCATCAGGATTGCACTGATCGAATACTAGCAACCAGAGTGCATGGGTGTCGCAGCTCATGTGCTCTTTATTTTTATATGGGAGGAAAGCTATGGCAACGCCTATAAGCATTGAAATAAAAAAAAGTTCTAACACATGTTATTTTGTCGGGGAAACAAGTAATGTAAAGGTAAGAAGCATTAACGTAACTTATGATGATGGAACAGTCAAAGCATTAACAAGTGGATATACAGTATCGCAGGTAGATACATCTGAGGCAGGAGAAAAGATTTCAATAGTTGAATATTCTGGACTGACTGTAGAACTTACAGTTACTGTAGTCGATTCGTATAATGTGCAGGCAGGAACCCCAAATTTAGAAGATGTAAACATTACATTTGACCTCGAAACTGGTCTCCTAAAAGTAACTGGGACAGGCGAATTTTTATCGCTTTCCAATATAGAAAACACGCCAAGTTCAATAAAAACGAGAATTAAAAAAGTAAATATTGGGAATGGAATTACGAAAATTCCAGTTGACGCATTTGGGGAAAATAAAAATCTTGAAGATATCTCATTTCCCAATACTTTGGAAGAAATTTGCGATGGAAACTTTTATTCAACAAAAATAACGCAAATTGTGTTCCCGCAGTCATTAAAAAAAATCGGTAAATCCTGTTTCTCAAGTAGTGCGCTGATTTCACTGGAGATTCCTGATTCGGTTTTAGAAATTGGTTCAAGTAGTTTTACAAAACTCTCAAGTTTAAAAAAGGTTATCTTTCACGAGGGGCTTGAAACTATATCACCTGTAGCTTTTAATGAATGCCCTTTAATTACTGAATTAGCCCTTCCGTCCACATTAAAGAATATGCAATATAATTTTCAAGGAAGCTCTCTCGAAAGTCTGGAAATGGGCGGAGAAGGCACAATTTTTTCGAGTAGCGGAAGTGAAAGAATAAGCAATATTTCTGCAAAAAGCATGACCATACGTGGCGGTACTATTGATAATGGCGCATTTTATTATAATAATACCGTTGAAAATTTATCATTGGGTGAAGCTGTAAAGTGGAATGGAAGCGGGCAATTTAACGGCTGTTCAAACTTAACGGATGTTTCTATAAGCAATGGAATTACATCTATTCCCGAGAACTGCTTCCGCGATTGTAGTTCTCTTGACAATATTGTGTTTCCAGACAGTATTACAGAAATAGGAGGAAGTGTTTTTAGCGGTTGCTCCTCCTTAAAGAATATAACATTATCAAAAAAATTAAAGTCTATACCTAGCTATTGCTTTTCTAAATGCGCCTTTGAAACTTTTTCAATCCCAGATAATTTTGCCATAGAAACGTTAGGAGATGTGTTGTTCCAAAACTGTAGTAATTTAACATCTGTGTATATCGGAAATAATGTTAAAACTATTGGAAGTGGATGCTTCTACGGCGCGGATTCTCTTGCAACGATTAGAATTAATCAAAAAGAAAATGCTATTTCCGGTGCACCGTGGGCAGCTTCAAACGCGATAGTGGAATGGGGCAATGCTATACTTACTGGTATTGAAATAACTACGCTTCCGACGAAAACAAGTTATAAAAAAGGTGACGTTTTTGACAACTCAGGTCTGACCGTAACAGCAACTTATGATGACGGAACAACTAAGAAAATTACAGGTTATACACTTTCTTCTCCTGATATGACAAGCCCGGGAGAAAAAACTATAACTGTAACATATCAAGAAAAAACAGCTACATTCAATATAACTGTATATGATATTATTTCGATAAAAGTCAAGGAATATTTTGGAAAAACTTCTGTTTTCTTCATCGGCGACGAAAACACCGGAACTTATAGATACGCCGCAAAAAGTTTGACGGTAACATATGAAAACGGAGAAGAAGAAACGGTTTCATACGGAAACTTTACAGAGACGCTGGTTGACACATCGAAAGCTGGTTCTTATTACACGACCATATCATACAAGGGGAAAGAAATTCAAAATCCTTATACTGTTTACGGAAGTCCATTTACTACGACAACTGGTTATCCAGATAAGGAATCTGCTACTGCGACTCTTGACTTAAATACAGGAGTATGTACGATTTCAGGTACTAACCAAGTAGGTGTTCCCGTAAATACACCAAGATCATTTGGGGAAAAAATAAAAGAATTAAAAATCAGTGAGGGAATCATCGGAATATATAGGTTTACATTTTGTTCCAATATAACATTACTTGACATTCCGAGTACTGTCGAAGAACTTTCGGAAGGCAGTCTTCCGATATATGGAATAACTGGAATCTTAGGAAGCGGTGGATTTAGTACTGCAATCATAAGAATCAACGCAAAAAAAGATTCGATTTCAGGCTCCCCGTGGGGTCAGAAAAGCGCAACTATTATTTGGACGGCAAAACCACAATCCCTGAATGTAAAAACCTTACCAAATAAATTAAAATATACTGTAGGAGATACTTTTGACCCGACTGGAATAGAGTGCAAGGTTCAGTATTCAAACGGTAAAGAGTATAATCTGGACGGTGAGCTTTCATATTCTGTTAATATGTCGGAATCTGGAAAACAGACCGTTACCGTATCCTGTACCGAAGAAGATACCGTGCTGACTGCAAAATTTCAAATAGAAATCGAAGCACCGGAAAGAGTAAAAGGAATACGAATTTCCAAATATCCGGACAAAACATACTATAAAATCGGTGACAGCCTTGATACTTCCGGCATGGAAGTCATGAAGGTTACAGAGTCCGGAAAAGAGACAGTTGTAACGAATTATCAGACCTCTGGTTTTAATAGCTCTAAAGCCGGCACTAACACTGTCAGAGTGATTTATACGGAAGTTATAAGCGACACGGAATCTGAAACATTCAGCACAACTTTCCAAGTCCAAATCACGAATGACGGGCAGAATCCTTTTGAAGAAAATTCAGACCCTATCAATATTACCGTCCACTGGATAAACGGCGAATTTGAGGATTTAACAAATGAGAATATCCAGCAAGGTTCCGTAACCTTACAGGAGTCAATTTGCTCTGAAAACTACTTTATTTTCGGCGGCTGTGTGTGCAATCAGATAAGTTTTTCAGCGCACCATAAACAGTTTGACGGTACCGGAGAAGAATATTATCCGACCGGAAGAATTGAAGTTTATTTGGAACGAAACAAAACCAAATTAAAGATTTTCACAGGGGAAATTGATACCGCAGAAAGAGCATCAAATTCCCTGACCAGAAATTTTGTTGCGTATGATTATCTGTATAAATTACGAAACACTGACATTGCATGGTGGTATAAAAATCGTACGGTTGATAGCCAAATGGTATTTACCCAGAAACAATTTAGGGACGCTTTATTTGCGTATTTAGGAATTGAACAAGTTGAAACAACGCTCGAATATGACAATGCTTCTGTGCCGAACACGAACGTTTCAAACGAGATAAATGCAATTAATATAATCAAAGATTTATGTCTCCAAAATAGTGTTTTTGGATGGATGAACAGGGATGGAAAATTCGAGTATTTGAAACTCCCAGAGAACAGTTATCAGTTCGGAACAACTGTCTCAGGTGTAAAAATATATAAATATTTTGAAGCACAAATTCATCTGGATACGTTCAAAAGTTTCTACGCAAAAGAGGGCAGAATTTGGTTCCCACGGGAGTTTATGGCAGACCCATATCCGGGCATCTTTTCATCCGGCGAACCATCAGCTCAGGAAGCATATGAAAAGAACATTTATCACAACCGAAACAGCTTTTTTGTCGGCAATCAGGACTGGTTAAATATGGCGTTCGACGCAGACGAATACGGCGTGTATACACGCTCAAAACCGCTGGTAAATCTCTGTTATGGAACGACATCTAAATTAGACCCGTCACACCTATATCGGGCACAGGAATACACGGCAGAAGTTGTAGGAAATCCGTTCAATATGGTTGGCCAGACTGTAGAGATGAAAACTATCAAATATCTGGAGGATGGTACCGAACTTCCGGTATTGGTAAACAGCTATATTATGAGCCGCGTGTTAAAGATAAGCGGCGGCACAAGTTTGATTGATACCTACAGTGCGAAAAATAGCCCATATAACGGGAATAATCAACAGCTTGGCAAAAATACCCCTGAGATATCTGCAACAGTAAATCAAACCCGTTCCGAGCTTCCTACGATCAGTTACGAGGAGTTTTCTGACGGTACCGATATTGCGATGCTGGCAGACGACGGAACGACCGTTAAAAAGGCTCAATTGAGGTGCATAAAACGAATTAAAAAAGCCGATTATGACGCACTTGTAGCGTCAGGCAATGACAGAAAAGACACATTATATTTCACTTATGAGGAGGGCTGATTGAATGAAATATCGGGCGTTTGCAAACGGGCAGGAAATAACTGAATTTCCCATCAATGGCGGGAATACGGATGAAATCTGGGGTGGAGATACACTTCTCTGGAAGAAAGAACAGCAAGGCAGAGAATTAAGAGTGACATTTTTTCTCACTTATCCTACAAGTGCATTCAATACCGCCTCTGGGTTGAAAACATCGTTTATGGATGAAAAAGTATATCATTATAATACTTATTTAGACGTAATATGCACGCCATATATCAACCCAGACAGTTTTATGTACGCATATAGTTGGGCGTACTATTATAAATACAGAGAAGAAGGTTTTATCGAGTTCCAAGTTATATTAAGAGCTAAAAGTGTTTCTAAAACAGAATTTTATACTTATGTCTCAAATGATATTCGAAAGCATCCAGAAGAAACTTATAAAAAAGTTACTTTGCAGACATACAAATTAGGCAAAGTAGAGGATGAAATATACATGATAAACGGCACTTATGATCCGATTTTCCTTGATACAGAAGATGTAAACGGTCAATATTTAGTCAAAGGATTTGGAACAAAAAGTTTCGCAACTGGCGGTGACAGTATAAAGGGATTCAAAGACATTAATGAAGCAATTAGTTTTGTAAAAAATTCATTTAACTGATAACTGACACGTTGCAAAGCCGCTCCAAACCGAAATGGACTCAATTCCTCGGCTCTTTTTGCTTATTTCAACATTAATTTTGCCAAATAAGAACCCCAAAATAGCAAATAAGAGCGCATTTTCCATAAAAACCGAAATAATCCCTTATTCGCCCAAAAAACTATCAAAATCCAAGCCATTACCATACTATTAGTCGATTGGTACAGAGCTATAAATCGTCTACGTGATATAATTAAAATAGACAGTCTCAGAATGTAAATCATTCAGGAAGGAGTAACTATGGTAGATAATCCGATAACAAGAAAAGAGAAATATCTTGCTAAATTAACTGGGAGTTATACCGGAAATGTCCCGGATCCAATTACACGGGTAGAGAAATATTTATACGATTTATGTCAGAAAGGTATTAGCGGACTGACTCCAGAAGAGATAGAAAATGCAGTAAATAAATACCTCAAGGAGAATCCTGTACAACCTGGAGCCACAGAAGAGCAGGCGCAGCAGATTAAGAAAAACACAGATGATGTTGCTTCGCTAAGGGAAGATTTATCAAACAAAATTACAAAGTTCTACGCAAGTTCACAAGGTGAAAATCATCTTGCTGATTCTGACAATGGCAAAATTATGGATATGATGATCTATGGCAAATCATCACAGGATGGAACACCAACGCCAGAGAATCCAGTTGAGATTAAAAGCGTGATGAATCCGACAATAAAACTGCTTGGAAGCAATATTTTAAAAATAACAGACGGTGAATATCAAGAAGGTGGAGTTACCATTACTGTAAGCAACGGGGTTGTAAAATTAAAAGGTACAGCTAATGCTAATTTTAAAGTTGCTTTTGAAAAAAACATAGTTTTTAAAGAAGAAACTGAAATTATATTTTCTCCAAATAAAGCAAAAGGCATGGAAGAATCAAGCGATGTTTACTTAGATTTGACTAACGATATTACCATTGGCTTTTCAATTATTAACCATAATATCAATACCCCTTATATCATTAAAAAAGAAGATGCTAAGTATCCATTTAATTTATCTATTAAAGTTTCAGCAGGAACTAATTACGATGAAATATGGAAGCCACAAGCCTTAATCGGTAAAACAATTACTGCGTTTAAGCCATACACTGAGCAGACCGTCACCCTGCCGTATACTCTCAGCGCAATCCCTGTAAGTTCAGGTGGTAACGTCACAATAGATGGTCAGCAGTATGTGAGTGACTACTTCGATGTTGAGCGGGGGAAACGAGTACAGAGAATTATTAAGTATAAAATAACAGGTGATGAAAACATTTATGAACACACAAGTGGTTGGATATATTGCAATACCGATTTAAAACTGGTTTCTCAAATATGTGCAACTAATATTGCGAAAACAATAACTGATCAAAGTATTTTATCGGGCAATTATATCAGATCAGGAGCAACTGGTTTCTATTTTACACATAATGATGTATTCACTGATGTTAATGCGTTTAAAAACTATGTGAAAAATAATGATGTGTATGTTTATGCTGTATTACAAACTCCCAAAGAAACCGACCTCACCCACGAAGAAATTGCCGCATTCAAAGCACTTGCAACATATTATCCAATCACAAATATATCTATCAATTCTGAACAGCTTGACGGATATACAGTATTCAACTATCCGATAAGCATGGCAAATGGATGGAATTATGTCAAAAAGCAACTTAACGATAACCGTGATTATATCTATGACATGGATACACAATCAGCAGAAGCCTATGTCAACAGTGAATATGCAGTAGCATTAACAGAATTGGAGGTATGATTATGTTATATAGAACATTACTAAAACTTAAAGAAAGAAATGGACTTACAGATGATTTGAAAAATAAGATTGATGTGTTTTTTGCAGTTGGGAGAATCACAGAGGAACAGTACAATGAGCTGATGGATGTTAATAAGGAAGAAGAACCGAAAGCGGAAACTAATTAACTAAAGAGGGCTTTAGTTAACCAGAATTTTTCATAAAATTTACAAAATACCTATCCAGATAAAATAGTCTAATTGTGTCAGTATAAGATATAGGAGATTTTCATATGACAAACGAGCAGAAAGCAGTTCTCAGAAAGATTATTTACGCAGTCGAAACCGGCGGACAGGTTTACGGACAGCAAGATTATTCGGACTTCACAGAAGCCTACACTAATTCTTCTGAAGAACACGCAATCACAATCGGGGCAGGAGCATGGTACGCAACTGAATCCAAGATCCTTCTGGAACGGATTTACAATGCCGACCCGGAACAGTGGGAGAAAATAGACAAGGTCAGACTTTTGGAACAAGTCCAGACCGCAAACTGGGATTGTTTCAATATTTCCCGAGTATCACAGCTTGCTGATACCATAATTGCCCTTATTTCGTCCGATTTGGGCGTTAAATGCCAAGATAGCCTTATGGATGAGCAATTAGCCGCCTATGCAGATGAAGCCCTTAAACAGGGCGTTACGGATACTAGAGCGCAAGCTATGTGCGTGAACTTTAGACACCAAGGTGGACAGGGAGCAGTAACGAGGATTCTGGCAAAGACTAAGAAACCATATACGCTCGATAATCTCTATGCAGCTTGCCAGACCGATACAGGGAACCAAGTCGGGGCATATAAGAGCCGGCAGAGATTTGTTTATAACGCGTTAAAAAAATATTTCCCAGAGGAGGTGCAAGATAATATGAGCAAGACAGAAAAAGCAACAAAACAAATGGAATCATGGGCACAGGACAGCTCTCATGGGTACGATCAGGATTATCGCTGGGGAGAAAAAGGAGATTTTGACTGTTCTTCAGCGGTGATTCAGGCGTGGCAGAACGCCGGAGTTCCGGTCAAAACAAAAGGAGCCACCTATACTGGTGATATGAGAACTGTATTTCTTTCATGCGGGTTCAAAGACGTGACCAGCAAAGTTAATCGTTCAACTGGTTCTGGACTTTTAAGAGGAGATGTGCTACTTAATGAGACACACCATGTCGCAATGTACTGCGGAAATGGAAAAGAAGTAGAAGCCAGTATCAACGAAAAAGGTACTGCTCATGGCGGACAGCCGGGAGACCAGACAGGAAAAGAGTTCCTGATTAGAAGCTACAGAAATTACCCGTGGGATTGCGTTTTGCGATATTCCGAAAATGGTGCGGCGGCAAATGACACTGTTACGAAAAAGCAAAATACAGTTGCCTATGTAGCCCGAATGAAAAAAGACAGCAAATGTTATACCAAATCGAACACCAAAAGCCCGTCCAAGCTGTTCCCGAAACTCAAAAAGGGTGCGGTCGTGGATGTGATGAAATACACCGAAACAGACAGTTCCGGGTTGAAATGGTACTTCGTCAGAATCCCGTACCCGAATGATAATGGGTTCGTATTTGAGTTTGTCCCGAAGGGCGTATTTACCAGAATTTCAGAAATTCATAAATAAAAACTCCCGGGGATAGTACCCCGGGAATCAGGTTTCTTATAACATATTGTATCATTTCGTTTTGTAAATCCTATTAGTTCGTTGGACACACGTTAGTCACAAACAAAAATCTTTTCCTAATTAAATATCCTCTAAAACACTGTATTTAAAGGACTTTCTGACATTTACATAGTTCTAATTAATATCCTGACTGCATACAATTAAAGTAATGAAAATGAAATGAGTGAATTCCTTGTAAAATCGCTGAGAACATTGATTTTACAAGGGTTTCACGCGTTTTTATGTTCTGAATTGCGATGAATAAAATTGATAAAATAAGATTCCGTTAGTCACAGTTAGTCACAAATGGGTTTTTTATCTTCTCAATCTCTGTACGGAGTTCTTCCAATGTCCGGTGACCGTAAACGGCGTTTGTAACATCACCGCCGAAGGAATGTCCAAGCATTCTTTTGCGATCGTTCTCCCGGACGCCGTATCTCTCGCACAACATTGAGAATGTATGCCTGCAATCGTGAGGAGTATGCTTTGGATTTCCGACTATATTAAGTCTTTCCAGTGTAGGGTAAAAGAATTTATCTCGGTGGTACTTCTGAGTGTACATCAGCAGCTTTCCTTGTGATTGCATTTTTGAGCGAACAAAATCATACACAGCCGGATGTATAGGGACAATTCTGTCCTTACCAGCTTTCGTTTTGGAACCTCCCTGGTAATAATTCTCCTTAAAATCAATTTTTAAATTTGGAATTTCCCCAATCCTCCAGCCGGAATAACACATGATAAGAATTAGCTGCACTTCCGGATCGTCAGTGTTACGCCAGAGGATCTGCAATTCTTCATCAGAGAACGGGGTTCCGTGCTCTGTGTCGTCTCCAATCTTGATTTTTACATACTGCGCCTTGTTTTCAGACACAATCTCTGCATAGACAGCATATTTGTACATCTGCTTAAATAATGTCAGAATGATGGAAAGACTTTCCTTCTTCAAAGGGCAGTCATCAATGACTTCCTGAAGATCAGGAGCTTTCAAGTCTTCGAATATACGGTCATGGAGCATGCGACTGTTCATGTATCCGGTTCGGTACGCTTCCTTTGTACTGGCAGAAAAACTTGTTCCCTCGGCAAATTTCCATTGATAAAACTGTTCGTATACCTCTGAAAACGTCAATTTCTTGATTTCCGGGTGTTTATCCTCGACACCCTTGATTGTATTGTAGTCAGCAATCAAACGAGTAATAAGGGTATCTACGTCCGTTGTAGGTGATATCTCAAGATCCCGTTCCATCCCTGGCTGATATGTTCCTGCCTTGTATGCGGTCAGTACAGTAAATCCTTTAATCCAGTCGTCTACATAGCAGATTGCAGGCGGGCGGACGGGCTTTCCGGTCTTTTCATCCAGCACTGCCGGCGGATGGACCGCAAACGGGTTCCTGCGATTGTCACCCAGGTACCGTATCGTTCCGAAACTGTTCGGGAGCTTCGGGTATTTCTTTCTTTTCTTCGCCATTTTTATTCCCTCTTTCTGTAGCTGTATTTATTTTAGGTATAAAAATAACAGCCGAACAAACTTTCTGACTTGCCCGACTGCTCCGAAGATGATACAATATGTTTTGCCAGAGTATAGCATCTCTTCGGAGATGTACAAACGCCGTCCCGGTACGCCAATGCCGAGGCGGTTTTTATTTAGTTTTCAGCGTTTTGTACGAGTCTTTCAAGTTCGTCTCTATCCCAGAGAAGTACTTGGTCTTTTTCTGCCAGTTGTTTCGCAGAACGGGTAAAGTACCTATTTGTCAGAACTGCTGCAACATGGCAATGATAGAATGTCTTTCCAGCAAATGCCTCCTGTACTGCTTTGTTTCCAATATTATTCGAATAGCACTTGCACTGTATCCCATATCGGATTCCGGCTTTCTCTGCCAGTATATCAATCCCCTGATCGCCACTTCCCCGTGTGACTTCTACATTATAAAAGCCATCGTTGCGAAGCAGATCAGCGCAATAGTATTCGAAATCGTGTCCCTCCATTGTGTCATATACTGGAAGTTGTGGGACTTCAGGTTCTGTAACTGGGACTGGTTCCGGGAATGGTTTAGGTGTAATCGGTTCTGGAACGTATTCGTCCTGTGCTGGTGAAGTAAATACCGTTTCCTCAACAGTAGAATTACCATTGCTGTCTTTCATGAAGATTCTATTTATAAGTTTTTTTATTCCGTAGATGATTCCTTTTACAATAAAAAGAGTAATCCAAAACAATACCAGCATAGCTCCCCAAAAGAGTCCATCATCTTCAGCGTGAGTACTGGAATGCATCCAAATAACAAGAAGAGTCCACAATACGCTGACAACTATTCCGAAAAAAGTTAGTGCAGATTTTGGCTTCTTTATTTTAGGAATCTTGCCAGAGTCAAAATGTAAATCAGACGGATAATGTGAAATATAATCACGTTTTCTGGACGCTTTGCTGATTCTGATAGCAATTCCGATAATCCAGTAAATGCCGCCAGTAAACATTCCTAACATAAAAATCCAGAATCCTCTTAAATACCATGGAAGATTATTGTTATTAGCCATTAGTTTTTCCCCTATGCAATTTTATTTGCCACGCTTCGCACTTTCCATGCGGATTGTGTATTTTGTACCGCTGATTTTGCGATATTATGTAAAGTACGGTTATATGTGGTATTTTTATTCTATCATTTTAAGAGCATATTGTAAAGATTTAGAATGAAATAGAGTGATTTAGATGAAAAAGAAATGTTTTAAGTGCTTTGTACTTCTCTTGTTGATCTATAAGGTATTTAGTCTTGTACGTACCCCGCAAAAGATAATTTCCAATAATAATCAGAAAGATATGCAGATAGTTCATTCGTATATGGTATGCCAGGACCATTCTGTCCAGAAGTATTCGCATACAGACGGCGGCGGTGGAAAAGTTTGTGATCTCGCATTTTTCTTCTGTGAAAGCATAATTTTCTTTGAGATTGCAAAGTTCGTGTATGAAATAACGAAAGTTCGCATATATCATTGGCAGTTGCCAAGAGTTGGAATAGATGGTATAATAGTAAAAGCGAACTAATGTTCGGTTCTATTTCCCACAGCCGAACATATACTGTAATGTAGGTGGTAGTTGCAATAGGGAGGGCTATTATGGATTATAAGAAAGAAATTATTGAACTAATAGAGAAATGTGATAATGCACACTGGCTGAAAGTGATATACACATATATAAAAAGATTAATAGGATAGTAAAGAAAAAGACAAGGGTTTGCGCATTGCCCTTGTCTTTCTTTTTTTACTTGTTGGAAATCATGTCAATCAGCTCTTCAAGTTTATCCCATCCGTCATCGTCCAATCTGGCTAATGCAGATACAAGACGGTGTCTGAATGAATCTTCGCCAGCTTTTTGGATGTCTGCAAACATTTCTGCAATTTCTTCATCTTTGCTCTTTGGAATAAACATACTTCCTTTTCCTGTTCTGAGCCATTCTTCACTCACTCCAAATTCTCTACATATAGATTTAATAACTGCATCTGTTGGATTTCTTAAGCCGGTTTCATAATTAGTAATGGTATTTCCTTTTACTCCAATTATGTCTCCAAATGCTGCCTGAGTGAGCTTCTGGGATTTGCGCACTTGTTTGATTCTGTCTTTCACTTTTCCTCACCTCCAATGATAATATATCATAAAAAACTCACAAAGTCAATATTTAGTGTTGACATATAACTCACATCGTGATATTATAAACTCACAAAGCAAGAAACAAGTCACAAGAAAGAGAGGAAAAAGGATATGAATAAAATCAGAAGAAAGAGATTGGCTGAGGCACTTGATCTGATCTCGCAAGCTAAAGACATTTTAGAAGAAGTTAAGGATGAAGAACAGGACGCATTCGATAATCTTCCAGAAAGTTTTCAGTACAGTGAGCGTGGCGAACAGATGGAAGAGTATATTTCAGATATCGAAGAAGCATTTGATAACTTGGAAGAAGCTGAAGGACTTATTTCAGAAATTTAAGAAAAGATGTAATAGATATGACAAAGAAACAGTATAAACGATGCGCAATGAATACACTCAGGACATTTAAAACGAAATATGTGCCTGATAAAAAAATGATAACTGATAGAATCGGCACTCCGAAGTGGGGTTCCGTTATTCCCACAGGTCCACACAAGGGTGAAGTATTAAGAAGCTATCAACAGGCATGGGATACCATAAATGCAGTAATAAACGGATAGCCGAAACGGTCAGAAATGACCGTCCACCAGAGATAACCTACTGGTGCTGATGATGGCAGGTTCAAAGTCAGGTGTCCAAACGGAGTAAGACTATAAATAGAAAGGAGAAAATCATGTCAGAGAAAGAAAAAAGAATCATTGAAAAGCTGAAAGACGCGATTCCTAATATGTCAGAATTTGACAAGGGATACATTCTCGGTAAGACGGAAAGTTTTTCTGAGAAAAAAGATAGTTCTGGCCAGAAGAAAGAAAACAAGAAAGGAGCGTAAGACGAGCATGAGTGCAGTTGATAATTACGTAGAGCAGAATGCACAGGTTCATCAGTTTGCCGCAGAAGTGGCAAGAATCATATCAGGTATCCCACAGATGCCAGAGTTCTCAAACGAGCGTCTGACAGTATCAGACGTGAGCAAGATGACAGGCATTCCTATACCATCTGTCAGAGCAGGAATCATCTATGGATGGTTGCCTATCGGCACGGCGTATCGTGGGAACAAAGTGATTCACGACAGAAAAGGTTCTGGCAGAATAGAATTTGTTATCTCTCCAAGAAAGCTCTGGGAAGAAACAGGATATGTCTGGAGAGGGAAAGAAGCATTAAAGCGATAGTGCCCCGGAGGGAGCCGAAACCTCCGCCCCGGAGCTTTGCACCCACTAAACCACACTTAGTAGGTACAGGTTAATTATAACTTCGTATCTGCTAATTGTAAATACCAAAAAGGAGAAATTAGCACGATATGAGCAGAAATAGCACAAATAAATGTGAAAATGTTCCGACATGGGACGAACTTGAGTTCATTCTTGCGACAGAAATTGTCGAAGAAAGTAGAAAAAAAGCAAGAAAATGGTTCACGGCATGGATTGTGACCGCAGCCGCACTGGTAGCAAGCAATCTGGCGTGGATTATGGGAGAAATGAAATGAAAGAGTATACGCTAATTGCTGTTTGTATGCTTGCCGGGAAATATGTTGATGTGCCTATCTGGCTAAACATCTTTTTTGGTATCTCGGCAGCATGGGCGGCGCGTCAGATGAAAGCAGACTGGCAGTAGAAAATAAGGAGGATAGAAAATGTTCGAGAAAGAGATTGACGAAATTTACGAACTTTGCAAAAGAGTCGTGAATGAAGTTCCGACAGCTAGTATTACGTTTGATTATTCAAGTTACGGTCTGAACATAAGGGGGATTAAAAGAAAAGAAGACGCTCGCATTCCCAGAGGTAAATTTAAATGGGATTTATATCAGGACGTATCTTTTGACCCATTTTACGAGAAAGAAAGCCGTAAAAGTCTCAAAGTAATCAAAGCATTCTTGCTGGAACTTCTGATAGATGGGAAGTGTCCGCATGAATAAGCAGGCTGCAATCTTAAAGCTCTTGCCAAGTCTGGAAATCGTGAGCTGCATTAATGAGCTTCTTCGTGAGCTTCAGTCAAGAGGCGATTATATCCTTGACTACGAGAACTGTAATATGTCACTGGATCATATCGAATACCACAAGGCGGAAGATACAGATGGCGAGCAATTCGGTGATGGGTCCGATAACCTTTATTGCTTTTTTAAGGCGGTGTAAGTATGGATGAACGCATTCAGGAAGTGTTGAGATTAATCGACATACAGCTTGCCACAGTCCCGGATAATCCGATTGAAGAATCATATAAGGCAAGAACATTGGCGAGCTATGTACAGGCTTTAAATGGGCTTTTAGCGGCTCAAAAATCATGTAAGGAGGAAAGCAATGGGAAAGTTTGAAATCCGTATTCCGGCTAAAAAGAAGAAAACAATCGGTGAAAAGGAGAATCCGGTTGTGAAGATTACTCCAGAAGCATACAACACACTGGTTGAAATCTATAACGAATCAACTATATCTATGAAAGACATTGCAAGTTTACTGATTGTAGAAGCCAGTAAGTGCGTGGTCTATGACAAGGGGGATTGAAATTGAATATCTATGAAAAATTAGGAGTTATTCAGTCAAAGCTGAAAGCCCCAAAAGGGCAGTATAACTCATTTGGGAAATATAAATACAGAAGTTGTGAGGACATTCTTGAAGCAGTAAAGCCGCTTCTGGCAGAAACAAAGACAGTATTATGTATCACTGATCAGATGGAAGTGGTCGGGGACAGAATCTATGTAAGAGCAGAAACGCATTTAAAAGATGCAGAGGATTCTTCTTCTGAAATCGTAACAGTTGCTTATGCAAGGGAAGAAGAGTCAAAAAAAGGCATGGATTCTTCCCAGGTTACAGGCGCAGCGTCATCTTATGCAAGAAAGTATGCGCTGAATGGTTTGTTCTGCATTGATGACAACAAAGACAGTGATTCTACTAATGCAGGTAGCAGTGGAAAAACAGCAGCTAAAAAGCCAGAATCAAAAGAACCTGTTGAGATGATTACTTCAGAAAATGTAATGAGCATCCAGAACATCATTGACAAATATCCGAGTTCTAACTTGTTTGAACAGATTAAAACTCGTTTCAAGGTAGACGATGTAAAAGGACTCACAAAAGAAAAAGGGCAAAAATGTCTCAAAATGTTGATTGAGTACGATAAACAGCATAGTGGAAAGGAATAAAAAATGAACAAAGTTATTCTTACAGGACGATTTACAAGAGATCCAGAAGTCAGATATACAAATGATGGAACATCAATCGCAAGATTTTCCATTGCAGTCAATAGAAGATTTGTAAAAGAGGGTTCTGATCAGAAAGCGGACTTCCTTAATTGTGTTGCATTTGGAAAATCTGCGGAATTTATCGAAAAATATTTCACAAAAGGAATGAAAGCAGATTTATCTGGAAGAATCCAGACAGGATCCTATACGAATAAAGACGGCGTGAAGATATATACAACAGATATTGTTGTAGAGGAAATCGAATTCGGCGAAAGTAAAGGTTCTTCACAGGCACAGACAGCATCGCCTACACCGAATCCAGAAGCCGACCCGGACGGCTTTATGAGCATTCCTGATGGTATCGACGAGGAGATGCCATTTAATTGATACAGATTGATAGTAGAGAACATCAGAAAGTTATTGATAGCATTAAAAAGGCATTTGACGAGGCAGGGGAAAAATGGTTCGTGTCAAAGCTGTATGTGGGTGATTACATGAATTATGATAACCCACGTTTAGTAGTTGATAGAAAACAGAACCTTGCAGAGTTATGTGGAAATGTATGTCAGCAGCATGAAAGATTCCGATCTGAAATTATCCGGGCAAATGAAGCAGGAATAAAACTTGTCTTCTTATGCGAACACGGGAAAGGAATCGAAAAACTGGACGATGTTCTCTGGTGGGAGAATCCCAGGGCGAAGAAGAGGGTTAAGAAAAATGGTATCTGGATTGAGCAAGAACAGAAAGTTATGCACGGCGATACGTTGTACAAAATTCTATGCACAATGCAGAGAAAATATGGCGTTGAATTCCTATTTTGTGACAAGAAAAATACTGGAAAACGAATAATGGAGATTCTGTCGGATGAACAAAGAAACAATTAAGCAGCAGAACAGTATGAGAGATGTTCTTGCCAGATACGGAATGATTCCGAACAGAGCTGGCTTTATCAGCTGCCCATTCCATTCCGGTGACCGTACTGCTTCAATGAAAATTTACAAAGACAGCTACTATTGCTTCGGATGTGGCGCGACAGGAGATATTTTTACTTTCGTTCAGAATATGGATAATTGCGATTTTAAGACAGCCTTTCAGATTCTTGGTGGAACATACCATAAACCTGATTTTTCGTCCAGAATGGCAATATATCACGCTCAGAAGCAAAAAGAAATGAGAGAGAAAGCAGAACGGAAGAAGAATGAAGAATTGCAGGAATGTTTGTCCGATATTGACTTTTACAGGTCTATTCTTAGCAGAGTAAGGCCATTATCAGATGGATGGTGTGAAGCATGGAACAAATTACAGCTTGCATTATATAAGCATGGATTCATAACAGGATTGGAAGAAGGTGATTAAAAGTGGAAATGATAAACAAGCTCACGAAGGATTCTATTCTGGATGAAGAAGTGTTTGACGAGATATTCAGCCAAGAAGACGAGATATACAAGGCACGTCTTACACTGACTCTTCTGGACAGAGCCAAGGAGCTTGGCGTGAAGAAAAAATTTGAAGATTTGCTGAAGGCTTACACGAAAGTGCAGAAGCAGATGATCGAGAAAGAGAAAAACAATAGAACAGTGTCTATGCTGGACCAGTGGACTAATTTCTCCGATTGTGAATATGACAGAATGAAATGTCTTAACTGGATAGCAGATGATGACGGAATCAGAATATCAAACACAAATCCAGGATCACCGGACATTATAGCCTGTTATCATCCTATTCTTCCGATTGAACGAATGAAGAATCTGGAGACTGGGGAAGAACAGATAAAGTTAATCTATAAGAGGAATAATAAATGGTCCGAGGTTATTGTACCGAAAACTATGGTTGCATCAGCCAGTAAAATTGTGGGCTTGTCTGCGCTTGGTATTTCAGTGACTTCTGAGAATGCGAAGTTCCTTGTCCGGTATCTGTCAGATGTAGAAAATGCCAATGATGATTATATCAATATTCAATATTCATCAAGTAAAATCGGGTGGATCAGGGATTATTTTCTTCCCTATGACAAGGATATTGTGTTCGATGGAGACATGAGGTTCCGACAACTGTATGAAAGTATCAGCGTAGGTGGCAGCAGAACAGAATGGTATGAACACGTGAAGGAGGTTCGCGCTACTGGAAGAATCGAACCAAAAATCATGTTGGCTGCAAGTTTTGCAAGCATTCTAATTAAACTGGTCGGTGCTCTCCCATTCTTTGTGGACTTATGGGGCGAAACCGAGGGTGGTAAGACTGTAACACTTATGCTAGGAGCATCCGTCTGGGCGAACCCTGGCGAATCCAGATACATAGGAGATTTTAAAACAACCGACGTGGCCCTGGAAGCAAAATCCGATATGCTCAACAACTTACCGCTGATCCTGGACGATACTTCCAAAGTGTCGGCTAAAATCCGAGATAATTTCGAGGGAATTGTGTACGACCTGTGTTCTGGAAAAGGAAAGAGCCGTTCCAACAAGGAGCTTGGTGTTAACCGGGAGAATCGCTGGCAGAATTGCATTCTTACTAATGGTGAACGTCCGCTTGCCGGATATGTCAGCCAAGGTGGAGCTATTAACCGAATTATTGAGGTTGAGTGTTCCGAAAAGATATTTGATGATCCACAGCTTACCGCAGATACTCTTAAAAAGAACTACGGATACGCAGGAATCGATTTTGTGAACGCAGTCAAGGAAATGTCCATTGATGATATAAAAGCCCTGCAAAAGCACTATCAGGGGCTTATACAGGACGATGATAAAATGCAAAAGCAGAGCATATCTATGAGTATCATTCTGGCAGCAGATAAGATTGCAACAGATCAGCTGTTCCATGATGGCCAGTACATTGACATTGAGACGGCTAAGAATCTTCTGACAGAGAAAGAAATGGTATCTGAAAACGAACGCGCCTATTGGTTTGTACTTGATAAGATTGCCATGAACGGAATTAAATTCGATGATAACCCGGATATAAAAACGGAAAGATGGGGAATTATCGACAATGACCCGGTAGAGAAAACGTCGATTGCAATAATCTATAGCGCAGCGTTTGATGATTTATGCAAAATTGGAAGATTCTCCAGAAAGGCATTCCTGTCATGGGCTGTTAAAAAGGGACTTGTGGAAACCGACAGCAGAGGTTATCCGACCAAAGCAAAAAAACTTGACGGAATTGTCACCAAATGTGTGTTTTTGAAAATTGTAGATGAAATTCCGAAAGGATTCGTGAATTGTAATGATGATTTTGAGATTACAGACGATATTGTGTTTGATTAACAAACAATTCGTCCAAAAGGTAACCGGGTAACCTAGGTAACCTTTGATTCTGTATATATATATTTGAGTATTTATATGCACATATTGAGTATAAAAGTTTCCCTATATGAGAAAGCCAGGGTTACTCGGTTACTCGGTTACCTACCTGTAAAATCAATGGTTTACACAAATTAGTACGGTTACTTTACGGTTAACAAAGGTTACTTATATTAAAATAATATAAATATATTATATTTATAAAATAAAATTAAATAGAACGCATACAGTACATTGTATACAATATTCAAAGGAGATGATAAAAATAAAAGTAGAAGCAAAGGATATTCCGTATATTCAAAAATTTATGACTGAATTTTGGAAAACTATAAAAGATTTCTATTCAGCCGAACTTACAGACGAATATTCCAAGCAGGCTACTGATCGTCTGATAGAGCTTGGAGAGTATGCGGAAATGTGCCCTGATAATAATGATAAACAGTTTATTAAGAATTGTCTAGTTGCTTTTAATAAGCTATTAGATTCTAAACAGAGGGAAGCGAGAAAGAATGTATAACACAAAGAATAGATATGAACAGGGACAGGCTCTTAGAAAAGAAATCTATATGTATATCGTCAGTTATATCAAATTGGTTGGATATGCACCGTCAATTACAGAGATTTCTGAAAAGGTAGATGCGGGGAGAGCTACGGTCTGGAAACATATTAATCAGTTGATTGATGATGACCTGCTCGGAACAAACCACCCCAGTACCGACAGAGCATATACTCCGGTTGGGTACGGATTAAGAGCGGTGAACAAGGAGACGAAATGAAACTGTATGACGTATACGACGGTTCAAAGTATATCGGGGAGCTGACGCTTGCTGAAATATCGGAATTGACAGGAAAGACAAGAAGTCAGATATCTCAGGCAATCAGTGGGGTATATAGCATTAACGGAAGATATGCGGTCATATATGATGGGCAGCAAACAATCACATACTCAAACAAGAATGATCGCAGGATGTTGACGGAATTTGACATTCTGACTCAGAAGATAAGGAGGGCTGTTGGATGGGAAAATTAAAGATCAAGCAAAAAAAGAAAGCGTTCATTCCGTATACGAATCAGCAGGCTAATGCGTTTGCGCAGTCTATCCAGAACTGCCAGAAAGAGCTTAAGGAAATGGAAAAGAAAGCCTATGAAGATGGTTTTGCCGTTGGTGAAGATTGGAGCAATACGATTAACACCGTCACAACTATGATGGCTCTGAGACGTTTATATGGCTTTTCTACGAAACGATTGCTGGATGTGGTAAGAACTTCCAATGGGTATGTTGAAATGGCAAATAGGGGCGAAATGAGCGTTCTGAGCATGATACAGGACATCGAAGAGAACACAGATGTAAGATTTGACGAGATGAATAAGAATCTGGTTAAGAAGATGGGAGTATAGGATGGATTTAGAACAAAAAGCAATTGAGAGAATTCGACTTGCATCTGATCTTTCGTTGAAACATTATGGAAAGCCACTTGTATGTACATATTCCGGCGGGAAAGATTCTGACGTGATGTTAGAACTCTTTCGTAGGGGGGGCATACCATTTGAGGTACACAATAGTCACACCACGGCAGATGCACCGCAAACTGTACGGCACATACGAAAGGTATTTAAAAGTCTGGAAGAAAAAGGGATTAAATGTGAAATAGAAATGCCGAAGTATAAAGGCGAACATATCACGATGTGGAAATTAATTCCATTAAAACTTATGCCGCCAACAAGACGAGTTCGCTACTGCTGTCAAGTCCTTAAAGAAGCGCAGAACACAAATAGATATATTGCTACTGGCGTGAGATGGGCCGAAAGCAGGCAGAGAAAAGAAAGAGAAGAATTTGAAAAAATTGGTGCGACAAAGGCAACTAAAGAAAAATTCACATCAATTATGCTAATGAGCGACAATGACGCCAATCGCAGAATGAATGAACTTTGTATGCAAAAAAACGAAATGGTTGTCAATCCAATCATTGACTGGAAAGATTCTGATATATGGGAATTTATCCATTCAGAGCATATAGAAACTTGCGAGCTGTACAAATGTGGATATGATCGTGTTGGCTGCGTCGGCTGCCCGATGGCCGGGAAAAAGAGATATAAAGAATTTGCAGATTTTCCTAAGTACAAACAGTCTTATATTAGGGCGTTTGGGAGAATGCTAGATGTTCGAAAAGAAAAGGGGCTAGAAACCAAATGGAAGACCGGAGAGGATGTATTTAGGTGGTGGATGAATGATGATAATTTAGATGGACAGATGGAATTATCTGATTTTATTGAATATTGAGAAATCATGGAGGACTGCACAATAGCGTGTCAGTTACTTACATGGGGAAAGTGAGGATGAGAAATGAAATTCAAAAGTAACGCTAAGTATAACGAAGAACCTAAAACCGGAAGTATTTTCGCCTTGGAATACAATTCTTTAAAAATCGTTATTCACAAATACGTCGGTTACGGAGATGCACTGTTTCTCAACTGTAGTACATTGGGTGTTTTCAACTGCAATCTCGGAACAGAGGATTTTAACGAAGCTGTCAGCAAAGCGAAAGAAGTTGTCATGCGTGAAGTTAAGAAAATCAGAGAAGATGCTTACAGATTTTGTATGGATAACAACATTGAAATCGTCAGATATTAGGAGGACGCAAAATGTTAATCAGAAGTCAGGATAAAAGAATGATTGTAAATTTCGACAATATTTGCACAGTATCAGCGTTTCCTGAAAAGGATAGTGAGGATATCTATGTCGAAGATGGCACAGGCTCACTCATGGTCGGAAGATATTCCGCAAAAGAAAAAGCCATGAAAGTACTGGATATGATTCAGGAAGCCTATGTAAATGGACATATTGATTATCAGATGCCAGTAGATGGGAGCGTGGAAGTATGACAGAAATAAAAGGATATACCGCGGAAGAAGTCGCAAAAGCCCGTAAACAGGAACTTGAGGAAGATTATGACTTCTGTAAAGGCAAACTTGCCGAGATAAGAAGACATGAATCTGAGATTGAGACTATCAGGAAAACATATAGAGAGCTTATCGTAAAATACAGAATCAAAAGTGTTGATAGAGTACTGTCTTATGTTCGCATGAAAGGTATCACGGACAAGAAAGAACTTGATCTGTTATTGTGTCATTGTCAGAACAAGCTGAACGGAAATATTGATGGAAATGAGCTGAATTTGCATTATGAAGAGGCAGAAGATAGCGAGGTGGAAGTATGATTACATTTTTACTAGGATTCGTCCTTGGAATCATATTCGGAGTGACTAGTCTTGTATGCGCAGCGATCATGTACGACAAACACCACCCAGACGATTAGAAAGGAGAAATGGTATGCTGACAAGGAATAAGAAGCTGAAAGACTACGGTATTCCGGCAGAGGACATTGAAAAGCTGAATGCGATGCTGAAAGACTTCCCGGCAGAGTACGGATATCTGCTTTCCAGTGCTGCCTTGTCAGCTTGCCCGAAGAACACGGTGATAGCGGATATGGTTATCGAGAATATCCTACACCGGAAAAGTTACAGGAAAATCAGCAAAGAAAGGTATATCCCGATGAATCCGAAAGACTTCTACGGATACAGACGCAAGACCGTCGCTGTACTGTATGAGAGGATGCGGTTGTTGGGAGTGTGGGAGGAAAAATAAATGAAAGAATATAAATGTCCAAAGTGCAATAGTAAAAACCTTTTTGTCAAGAAAGTTGGGAATAATACGGGATTGTATTGCGGGGATTGCGGTGCATGGATTAAATGGGTCGGGAAAAATGAGCTGAGAGCGTTTGAATATTTAACTAAGCAGAAGCACGTAGACGATGCTAATAGTAAACAAGACGATATTACAAACATCATTTACGGCACTCTCGATCATATGTATTGCGATAATTGCAGGTTCAATAGCGAAATTAAAGAAAGCGATAGTGATGAATGGAACTGTGATGAATGCCACAGAAAATTTAATGGATGGGGAGTTTCTATGCAGGAAAGTAATAGAATTGCAAAAGAAATTTTAAAACAGTTAGGAGAATGATATATGGGTAGATTAATTGATGCAGACAAAATAATTGATTCCCTTGGAAATTCGGATATGGATTTTGCAATAGGTGCAGTTATTGACAATCAGCCGACAGTTTTTGATGTGGACAAGGTTATTAGTGAATTGAAAAGAGATAAATTCGTTGAATCAGAATGTATCTTATCTGACGTACATCAAGGATACAATGCTGGACTGAGCAGGGCGATAGAAATTGTGAAGGGCGGTGGAGTAGATGGCAACTAAACCGATTTTATTTAACACCCAAATGGTTCGAGCGATTCTGGACGGAAGAAAGACATGTACGCGAAGAATTGTAAAGCCACAGCCTACGGCACATTATGGGGTGCAGTGTATAAAGCCACCATATCAACCGGGAGATATCCTGTATGTCCGGGAAACATGGAGCTTAAGATTCGATGGAGAAAAGTATTTCTATAGGGCAGATAAAAATACATCCAGAGAAGAAAAACGTCTGCTTGATTATAACGATGTAAAGTGGCGTCCATCCATCCACATGCCGAAAGAAGCGGCGAGAATCTGGCTGAAGGTTACGAATGTGAGAGTGGAGCGGTTGCAGGATATTTCCGGTGAAGATTTGATAAAAGAGGGAATCGATTTTTTTCAGTCAAATTATGTAAGAGTTGCTTTTAATGAATTTAAAAATATATGGAACAGCACAATCAAAAAATCCGACATTGACCGCTACGGTTGGGATGCATCACCGTGGGTGTGGGTAATAGAATTTGAGCGGTGTGAGAAAACGCAGGAGGAACACAAATGAGTAGTGCAAGCGTAAGATTTGGAACAAAAGCGTATGTATGCGCGAGGTACTTTCTTAGACCGGGAAAGTGCTTCAAATACATGGACCAGTGTGGCGAGGATGCCACGGAACACGTTTATGAGGTCATGGCATTATATCCTTATTGTGCATTATTAAGAGATACCAGGAACGGAGTCAGAACTTGCCCGGGATATAATACTTTGAGCCTGATGCTGAGAGGAAGTGAAGCGAGTGAGTAAAGGAAAAGACATTTCGACTATGTTTACAAGAGAAGAAAACCAAAAGAACGGAAGACTTGGATATTGTCAGGCTACAAGAGAAAAAGACACTATCATTAGCCCTTCACAATATGGAGCATTCTTGCAGAAAAGAGGTAGGAGAAGATGAGTAAATCAGTATTAGTGATTGATACACCAGAGAATTGCTTAGATTGTAGATTCTGTTATGAATTAGATGAAGGTGTTGAAGCATGTTGTTCAATCTCAGATGACGATGAAGACACAAGCCTCATGAAGAAGATTGATTGTGAATATGGATATTGTCAAGGCAAGCCTGATTGGTGTCCGTTGAAGCCACTGCCGGAGGAGAAAGAAGAGGAATATTGGAGAAGTAAACTTAGTCTTGCATGGATTCGAGGTTGGAACACTTGTATTAGCAAAATTACAGGAGGTGAAGTAGATGGAGAGATTAACAGATTATTCAGACGATGAATGCACATATATCATTGGCGTTGGGAATAAAACTTGCGAAGAATTTTGTAAATACGTAGTAGATGGATGCAGGAATTGCTATATCCAACAAGCATTTAAAAAACTTGCTGACTATGAAGACTTAGAAGAACAGGGCTTGCTTGTGAGATTGCCGTGCAAGGTTGGAGACACGGTTTATAGAGTGAATGCCGGAGCCAAGCAACCGATTATTCCGATGACTGTTTCAGAAATTCATTTTCTCTGTTACAAAAATGAACGTGCTGTAAGGTTTGACGCAATAGGCAAAGAAGATATGGGAGAAAGTTGCTACCGTTTAGAAGATATTGGAAGAATAGTATTCCTCACCCGTGAAGAAGCTGAGAAGAAGTTGGAGGAGATGCAGAATGGATGATTATTTCTTTCCTACTATTGTTTGTGAAATAAAAGATTTGAAACCACTTAAAGAGCTTGGTGATATTTTGAAATGTAAATTTATTTTTTCTGATTTTACTCTTAGATTGATTGATGGAGATAAAGTACATGAGGCACTTATACAACTTTACAGTCGAGAGTTATTGCTTGATGAAGGAATGGTAGTAGTTCCAGAGCCTATACCAGAAAAAGAAGATAAATTTCCGGAAGTGTCGTATTATATTCAATTTTCAGAAAAATATGGCATGCAGATAACGGTGGGACAAGTTACGGATGTCGAGGATGAAGTATATCGGAGATACGAAAAAATTGACCACGACTATTGTACACTCATAATACGAGCATTGATAACCATAATGGAAAAGATTGAATCAAGGGAAAAAGCTATAAGAAAAGTAGATAGAAGCAGAAAAGTCAATAGCAGGGGGAAAAATCATTTGTCAAAAAAAGATAATAAAATTTTTCTTCTTGATGATTTGATTGAATATGTTGTAGAGAATAATCTATATCAAAAATCCGTAAAACATAGTCAAATCAGCTGCCCATGTTGGAGCGTAAGAGGACATTACAGAACGTACAAAAGCGGTAAGAAAGTATTTGTAAAGCCTTTCGAAAAAGGAAAGAAACGTGGAAAAGTAGCACCAAAGGAACATACATATGTGGTTTAAAGAAGGTGAAATAAATGAATCTTAGAAAAGCTACACTAACCGACTATGGAGTGCCGCCGGACGATATACCGGTGCTTCAAAGTCATTTTAGACACCTTGACGAGAATGACAAGTACAATCTTCTGCAAATGTCAATCAAATATGCGCCAGGCATAGAATCACAGATATACGACAGCATAGTGAACTGCATAGGATACCGGACAATGGAACGATTCCGAGATATGCCAGTATCTGAAAATGATTTCTACGGATACAAGCGCAGGATCATGGCAGAATATTATCACTTGGCAAAATTGACCGGAAGATTATAAAATTGATAAAAAACTAAAAGTGGTATAGAGGTACATAACCCCTAGTGTGGTATTATAGTGTATATAACTATAGCTATGCTAGGGTGTTTTTATGTCTGGAGGTGAGAATGTGGGAATGCCAATGGGAAAACCGCCCATGTATAAAACGGTGGATGAAATTGAAAAAAAAAT